GATGCGGAAGAAGAACTCCTCCGCGTTCTTCTCGGTGATGTCGCTCACCCCGATGATCATGCTTGCCCAGATAAGCGTCTCGGTGACCGCATTCACCTTGCCGTCCGCATTGTAGCAGACGGTCTTGAAGTCCTTGACCTTGCCGACATTCCAGTTGAGAGCCATACAATCCTCCAAGTTGTGTGGGGCGGAATTGCCCTATGGGATTGTACCAGACTTCGCCCCCAAATATAGATGCTTCAACAAAATTTCTTTGAGAGGACTATCAGCAGCGTGGTTGCTGATAGTACGGCTGTCCCAAAGTCGAGGGGGGCCGAAGCCCCCCTTTGGGTTGCGTGGGTTGGGTGGGGTTATTCCCCCACCGTTCCCCAGTCGGCAGTTTCCGCGCGGCGGTCGCGGTGCCGCTTGCGGTCGCCAGCCTTCCGCCGATCCGCGCGGTCGATGCGGGTCACAACCACGCCGTCCCCGCCGTGGTGGACGCGGTAGCGTCCACCGTTGTGGAACTGGATGCGCTCTCCCGCGAGGGAGTAGATCGACTTGATCGCATCGGCTTCGCACCGCGCGGTCACCGTTCCCGCCGCGATCACCTTGCTGCGGTGCGCTCCGAGCACCCAGTACTCGAACGACTTGAACGGCGACACGACGGTGATCGGCGCGGCGGGTGCGGGGGCGGGGAACAGACGGCTGAACCACTCACGAACAAACTTGACCATATCGACAATCCTCCAATGCGCGACATTGCGCGTGTGTAGTATACGATACCCTGCACTTCAATATAGACGGCTTGACGATATTTCCCAGATTTATATTTCACGGGAAATCTGAAAGTGGGGTGCGGCGAACTATCAGCAGCGTGGTTGCTGATAGTGCGGCCATGGCATGACAACACCCGCCTTTCGGCGGGTGTTGGGTTTCACGCGCTCCTCCGTGCGGGGAATAGAACGCGCGGGTCGGCCTCGCGGAAATCGAACGACATGATTTCCGTGGGGTGATATTCCCGCTTCATGTTTGCGATCATGTCTGACAGGGACATGAGACTGGCGGTGATGCCACCGCGAATCGTGCCATCCTCGCACATGGCGAGGAACCCGAACGGTTCCTTGCGGACATCATCGGGGGTCATCCCCGTGTAGAGCATCTGTGCGGGGTGCGACAGATGCGAGGTCGCCTGAGCGATGCTCACATTCTTGACGATCATTTACAATCCTCCAAAGGGCGGAATTGCCCATCGGTATTCTACGATACCCTGCGCTCCAATATAGATGATTCTACAAGATTTCTTTGCCGAACTATCAGCAGCGTGTTGCTGATAGTGCCACTAAAAAAAAGGCAGAGGGGGCCGAAGCCCCCTCGCTCAAGACCACTGCCGATCTCCGTAGCGTGCGCGAGGGAGTTTAGTCGAGATCCTGACCTTGTACCTGTCGGGACCACCAACCTCACCGAAGACGGTGTTAGCGTCTTCGATGCCTCGAGCCTCACAGTGCTCCAACTGGGCGATACATGCGCGCCCGTGTTCCATGATCGCCTCGCGGTTCAGTTCCGCTGCCAGCCCAACGATGCGCTTGGCGAGGCCAATCGCATCCTCGCGGGTGTTGACGACCACATAGGATTCTGGAACGCTGTCCCAGCCCCACCATCCGCCCTCCTGTGGGCCACCGTAGAACTGCATTTCTTTCCACAGGACCACATAGAACTTCCCACACGAAATCGGCTGTTCAACCAATTTCATAAACGCTTCGTGAATGGACATACAATCCTCCGTGGGCGGCATTGCCCAAGGGTATTCTACAACACGGTGTCACCAAACATAGATCAATCTTGGGATTTCTTTGCCGAACTATCAGCAGCGTGTTGCTGATAGTACAAGGACAAAATAAACAAGGGCTAGGATGGTCGGGTGAACCATCCTAGCCCCATGGGGAGAAAAGATCAGAGGGATGGCGCGTGCGTTTGCTTGCGCCAGATTTCGCCAGCGGTTTCGTTCACGATCTGTTCAGACCAACCCGATTCCAGGTTGGTGATGATCACCGAAACCATATCGGCCCCACCGCCACCGTTGGCGATCATCCGCACAGAGATGCGGAACTTCCAGTTGGCGACCTCAACGGTCGCCGCGTGGTGGGCGCGTGCGGTCGGGACAGTCCGACGAGCGGACTCCGAAATCTTACAGTAAAGTTTACTCATGGATCCTCCAGACAGGGTTGGCACCATTGCCAACGAGTGAAGTATACCACAGATGAACTTCTAATATAGAGCCATCGTAGCAATTTCTTTAGGAGAACTATCAGCAGCTGGGTGCTGATAGTGCAACCACCAAATAAACAAGGGCTACGGTGGTCGGGTGAACCACCGTAGCCCCGTGGGGAGAAAAGACGATGTGGGGGGGGGGGCCGATCAGAAGATCGGCAACAGGACAGGCGGCCTGGTCCGAAGGCCGTAGCCTTCGGGTGGCGTGTGTGCCGCCCTACGGTCGAGAATGTCAACCCACCCCCCCTTATAGGGGTTGAAGACAGACACGATTGCCCGAAGGTTCTCGGGGGTTTCTTCCGCCACCTTGATGGCGTAAGATAACCCTTCAAATTCGAACCTGCTAACGAGCAGGTTCGAGCCACCGTTAAGTGTGGTAACTCTAAACTTATTCATTTCAAATCTCCTGTTGGGCAGAATTGCCCTACCGAATTGTACCACACTCTGCATCTCAATATAGATGCTTCGACAAGATTTTTCGTAAACACTATCAGCAATTGGCCGTGACCCTTGTCACGCTCCAAACCTGTCACAGAACAGTAAAAACAGCGTTTGGGATCCCATCTGTCGCTAGGGGCTTGCTCTTCAACACCTCAGACCCCCTCCCCACCCCCTTACTCATCATGGGACTCCCAGAACTCAAAAATTTTTTCCTAGAAAAAAACACTCTATTAGTTTTTTTCTAAATACTTTAAAGGGTATTAAAATGACACTAGTAGAATATTTCAAACAACGTTTTTTATACTTGATGGAACAAGAAGATATGGTAGGTGATGTTCGATTCCATGGTTCATCTAAAGTGAATGTAGATAGAAGCTATGACGAGATAGAAGATATAAGAACAATGCGTCCACCAAATCTCGCAATAAATCCAGGTACGCAATTTATAGAACCTAAACCAAAGGAAAAAACAGGTGATCAGATCAGAATGGATAGAAGAAGAAGAGCACAGCAGGCAGAACGTGAAGCAAAAATAAATAATAACATTTTTAATTCAAACTCTAGTATGAACTCTGTTGAGGATATTCGTGCTGGTCCTGGATTCGGAGCAAATAGAAAATAATATTTGATTTTTTTATTTTTCTCTGATATACTCTACACATGTTCAACATAAACATTCCCCCCATCGAATGCATAGTTCGTGGAGAGTATCTGAGAAATATGGAAGATTCGTTTGACAAGAAGTTTCCATGTCTTGTCTTTGGAATGTCTAGCATACCCTCCCGTACTCCCCTCTTTCATTTTCTCATGGAGGATGGTGGAATATGGTGGAGAATGCCCATATCGGCCTTCTGTTGGAAGAAGAATGCAAAGGCCCAGGAACTCCCAGAACTCGTCCTATGGGATTCCTTTTCCTATTATTCCTGTGCCACCGTGTTTGATGTTCTGAAGAATAAAAAGATGTCTTACATATCAAGATCTGGAGAGAAGGTCTTTGGTGACTACATGTTTACTCTTGACTGGGCCTCTGGTCACGCGAACACATTGGATACGGGGTTCTCGGAGGCTCCTGGTCAGCACAAGTGTGGTCATGTCATTCGTCTTGATAATGGTAACTTTGCCATTCAACCAAATAATAGAATTCTTGTCCATGATCCTTCGTTTACCGTGAAGTCTGGTGAGATGGTGATCCAGAGGAAATTGAACAGTCGAATCTGGACATCGGAGCAATGTCCGAAGTGGATAACAGAGGACACGGACAATTACCATTATGGAATCAAGGAGAACCCCCAGTGATGGGGGTTTCTTGTTGAATAAATAATTAAAGGGAGTAAAAAATGACACTGGTCGAATATTTTAAACAGAGATTTTTAACTTTGATGATGGAGCAGGATGTCCTGAGCAGAGTCGATAGGGATTACAATGAAATAGAGAGTGTCAGGGTGATAAAGGAGCCTAGCACATCGGCCAAGCCAGGTGTTGAAACCACGAAGCTAAAGGGAAAGGAACAACCCTTGGATCGAATGAGATCCGAAAGAAAAAGAAAAGCTGAGCAGGAAGCCAGAGCCAGGGAAAATGATCGGCTTGATCGTGGATTCGGAGTAAATTGACCGTGAAATCTTTTATTCGTTACCTTGTAGAAGACATTATGGGTGGTTATGATTCAGAGAATCCTGAGATCATCAAGAAGTCCAGAAAAGAAAAATTGATTCCAGACATGGCCTCATTGGTCAAGGACATCGGGGCCAACTATGCTCCAACGGAGACTACCAAGAGAGTTCAGTTGAATGATGATTTTCATGCGATGATTGACCATATGCCAGGTGAGAAAGAGACTGATCCTCATTACATGAGTGTTCGTGTGTTTTCCAGCAAACCAGGCCATGAGAAGACTTCGCTGATGCACTACTCCATGAGTTCTGGTCGTGCTGATTTCTTCCACGGACCAGATGGCAGAAGCATTAGGATGTTCTCTGGAACTCCAGGAAAAACTCGAACAAATGTGAAAAAGGGTGTATTTGACCTTCCCCGTAATTTATTGCACTCTGTTGCAAATGCAACAGGATTTGGCATAATGAGTGGAGGAATGCAGTCAAAGGGTGGAATATCGATGTGGAGAAAGACCGTGAACCACGGACATGAGACTGGAAATCGAGTCCATAGAGTTCTCCAGCTGGGTGCGAATGAAAGATATCCTGGTGAGAAATTTGGTGAAAGAGTATTGTCGTGGAAGTCATATGGTCATGTGACCCCAAGGAACTTCTCAGATGCCTACAGCCTTGACGTGACGAAGAAGAGGACTGGAAATAAATCAAAGGTTCCATCTGGTCGATATCGTGATGCAGTCAAGGATCAACAAAGGATTGACGATCAGATCAAGATGGGAAATAGAACCGAGTCTCGCCTGCTTGTTCTTCCAGAATCTCCTAAATAATTGAATATGAAATCATTCAAAGAATACCTTCATGAATCGTGGAAAAAGCGCAGGCAAAGGGATAGAGCTGCTAGGCAGATGTCTCGCAACCAAATGACAGAATATTTTGGCACGAATCCTCTTGCCACTGCGAATAAAAAACTGATTAGAGTTTCATTAGCTGCTGATAATTTAGACACGAAGGCGAACGAAGAAGGAGCAACGAGATCTGCTGAAGCCGCTAGTCTAGCCGCATCGAAAAAGAAAAAAGAGTTGGTTGATAAGAATACTGGTAGTAGGATTTATAGATCCGCAAAGGCTCTTGGATACAACCCAGCCTCTGGTTTTGGAAATCTTCTCCACACGATAAATTCACAGACAGCCGATGATAGCTTTTCCTATAGGCATGTGACCGAGCCATTGCTTCAAAACTTTGACTATGATGCAAATATAAAAGCAACATTGGGTCGTTCGATTTCATCTGAAAGAAAGAACAAAGAAAGAGCAAGTTTTGAGAATATTATCAAAAGAGCTCAAGATCCATCCACGAATGAAAAAACCAGGGGTATATTGGCTACACATTTAAATAGAAATCGTGGAAGAATGAGAAAGCTTGGAATTAAGCAATGAAAACTTTTATCGAATACTTGACAGAAGCCCGTCCAAAGGGACAAAAGCGATACGCAAGAGATACCAAGAAGCTTGAGGATCGCATCGACTCCATGTATGAACGTGGTGTATCTCAGAAGAAGCTCGACCGCGCCGAGATGAGACTTGCAAGAAGAACCAACGAGGGTGAGTTCGATGTGGAGGATGTGAACATGCATACCACTCACGGTCAACTCGGTGTTCCAATTGGAAATGATGATGATCCTAAAGTGATGTCATTGGATGAACTTATGAGAGAAAAGGCTCATAAAATCTATACACATAACTATGACCACGCGATGGTTGGTCAAGAGATTCGTGCTGGATTAGTAGATCTTCACGATGCAACCAAGCCATACGAAGGTGTGACAGATCATGAGATTGGTCAAGAAGCACATAAAATATATCTGAAAAGACGGGATTTGATAAAAAATATAAGAGCAAGGAAAAAACAATGAAATCATTCAAACAATTTATCGTTGAATCTATGGACGAAGAATACGAAGAGGGTGAAGAAGAGGGAAAGAAAAAGAAAAAAGAAATAGAAGAGGTTGAAGAAGAAGAGGCTCCAGAGCAACCAGAGTCTCCTGGATTCATAGACACTGCCCTTGATGTTGGTCAAGGTCTTCTTGCCGTTGGTGGCGTTGCTGATCCAACCCCAGCAATGGATGGTATCAACACTGGAATATCACTTGTTCGTGGATTATTTGCTGGCGATCCCGCGAAGAAAAAAGAACACTATACGAACGCAGCACTTCATGGTATCAGTATGGTTCCATATGCTGGAGATGCGGCAAAGGCTGGGATCTATGGACCAAAGATGGCAAAGATCATGGCAAGCCCAACTGTTGCCAAAATCATGAGTTCCAAGGGACTGATACAAGTCACTGATGCGGCAAGAGGAATGGCAAGAGGTAGACTTTCACGGGGAATAGCCGAGTATTGAACATGAATATTCCAAGAAAAGCCTGGGTGCATAAGAGTGGAGCAATTGCCCCAATTCCAGAACCAGATTTCGGTCCACCAGAGGATCATGGTGTTTTTGCTGCACAGAATCCAGAAAAATTTGGGATGTCACACGAAGAATTCAAAGCCGCTGTAGGCAATGATGCTGAATACACTCGTATGAGAAATAACGAAAGGGCCGAATCATATCACGTGAATAAAGCACTCAATGATCTTGGATGGATGCGTAGCTGGCGTAGTACAACACATCATGAAGATGGCTCCAAAACACATAGTATAATAATATCGAGTGATACAAACAACGCACACCCACATGATTTCATAGAACCATTGAGGACATTTAAACCAGCCTTGGAAAGTCTTCCAAAAAACCATTCATTTGGAATATCACTAAATGGATTTGACACAGGTAAAACACACAGAGACGATCATCTTCGTCAAAGTAATCTACCAGTGCCACAGCAGGATCAAGTTGCGCTTGGTGATTTGAATACAGTAAACAAATATATTGGCGAGACTGGTGGAAAAAGAAGCAGGGATCCACAGCCACAAGCAGCAGTTCCAACATCGACAGATATCAGGGCAGCAATTGGACCAAAACCAGAGAGTATGCCAATGGCTCAGTATAATCTCATGAGGACAATAGGTGATTCCTATGAACCATGCAGATTCAACGTTCTTCTTGAAAAGATTGGCAATTCCAAAAAATCGTTGAATGAATCGGGTGGTAAAAGAATTCTAGGAGTAAATCCCCTGCAAATGACGACTAATGGATTGAGAAGACACTTAGAGCAATATTCTAATCATTTAAACATTGAAACCAAAGGAAAGCACCTAAAAATTCGATCATCTTCTGGTGAACTAATTCATACACTCACACAAGGTGATATTGGCCCAAAAACAGCGATTTATGCACTGACAAGAGTCAGAGATCATTTGATTAAAGTTGGAGGATATACTCCAGAGAAAAATGAATCACGTGGAAACATCGCACGAAGACCAAATAGAATGGTGGGTGAACCTTCTGAAGCATCTGGTCCATCGATTGATGAATTGAAGGACAAGCAGAATAGACTAAAGTCAATTGTTCTTTCTCGTCTAGGTGAGAAGAGACAAAAGAGAGTGCAACAATCTTTGGCAAGGACTGAAGCCAAAATAGCCCAGGCTTCTAGTAATTAACTTAGAATTTATTATCCCTTTCTCTCAGACAAAAGAATTATATCAACGAAAATAAACCTGTCAAGTGAAAAATATAAATATTTTTATAAGATGGAAAATAATATATGCTAGACCACCCAAACAATCAAACATTCAAGGAATTGCAAGACTTAATTTCAAAAAAAATGAATCTTGTCAATGAAGCAATGAAAATGCCCATGTCTGGTCAAAGTAATCTTGGTCGCTCATCAATATCTTTTGGTGGGGGACAAAGAACCACACCAGAACAGCAGAAAAAAGCTGAAGAAGAAAATTCACGCCTCAGACGAGAATGGGAAGCAAAAAATCCAGACGAGGCAAAGGTATATGCGGAAAGAGAAAGATTAGCCTCAGAAGCTTCTACTTCCAAAAAACAAGCCTGGGAAAAACAGCAGGGTGAACGAAAACAGTGGTGGTCAAATCCACAGAATGAAAGAAAAGCAATAGAATGGGAAGCAAAAAATCCAAGACCACAAAATCCTGGATACTCATTGATACAATGGGAAAAAGAGCGAGAAAATGCTGGAATTTTACCAAGAGAAGAAAAAGAATTTAGAGATATTGGCGCAATTGGTAGTTCATCAAAACCATGGCAACCAAAACCAATTAATTTAAATCCAAAATATTACGGTCAATCCAGTATTGGGAGTAATAGTGCATCATCTGGAACAGTTTCAAGCAATATAATCGGAAAATAACAGTGAAAACATTAGATCAGTTACTTGAGGGTGTTTTGCGTTCCAGAAGGACAAAGATTTCTGCCGCAAAGAAATTTGTAAAGAAAATAAATCTTGAAAGAGAACAAGAACGAAGTAGTGGAATAATACCAAAAGTTGGTAGATTTTTGAATCTATATCGACAACAGCAAGATAGAACCGAAAAAGCAAATGAAATTGAAAAGCTTTCACATGAACTTCCAGAGATAGAAGCAGCCAGAAATGCTGCAATTGCAAAAGTTGACCGAAGAGTGGCACGTGGATTTCAAGGACAAGACTTTTCTTCAGCTGGAAATAGACTGAAGGGGGTTGTTGGACTTCATGATACGATTAGAAAGCATGAAATGGCTCTCAGTACAGAGACAAGTCCACAAAGAATTCAGACACTTCAAAGAAAAATAGCAAAAGCAAGACTCAATATTCAGCGAATGTCATGAAAAGAACATTGAAAACATTCAAAGAGTGGGTTGAGTTACCATACAAGTACGCTGGAGATGTGTCGGATCCTGCTTTTTTCCCAAAAAACAACAAGTCAACTAAAAAAATGCTAAAAAAGCTAAATAAACTGTATTTTGGAAAGAAAATAAATGAAAAATTTTAAAGATTTTTTGATTGAAACTGAAAAAATCAAGCCAGTTTCTCCTGCACAGAGAATACCAAAGAGGCTTCCACCAAAAAATCCACAAAATCCAAAAAAATCTGAGCCAAAACCAAGAACCGATGGTGATAAATTTGAAAAATCAAGAGATCTTGGATTTAGACCATATAAAAGATCAAATTAAATGTTGTTTTTAGTAAAAAATATGCTAAAATACAGAAATCTATGATTCACGGAGAAAAAATCAACAGAGAATCTCTTGTCGAACACCTAACGAAGGGGTTTTGCAAGGTTCAATTTAGAAAGCAGACAAATGGTCGGTTCAGGTCACTTGTCTGCACACTTGATACCAAGCAAATTCCAGCAAAATACTACGATGGTGTAGCAAAATCAATTGGTGGTGAGGGGGATCCTAATCTTTTACCAGTATTTGATGTGGTGTCAAGAGATTGGAAATCGTTTTATATCCCAAATGTTCTGTATTTTCATACAGAAGATGAACTTCGTGGAAAGAAACCAGAGACAAGTGAACAAAAAGGAGTAGATAATGCCAAACGCAGCCCAGATCGACGTAAAGCGCAAGCACCGCAAGCGAAAAGACCGAATAAAAAGAAATAGTCAGCAACAAATTCTAGAATTCGCAAAGAAGAAGACAATTCAAAAACTGCACTCTGAGGGAAGACTTCCGAAGATAGCGATGGGAAGGCTCTGAGCCTCCCATTTTTTTTATAAATAGTGTTATGAAATCACTTATAGCCCATTTAAGAGACGAACAACAACAGCGTAACGCCAAGGCCAGAGAACAAGCAATTGCTGCATCTAGTGAAAATGATCCTAGAGCAGATATAAATGTGCCATATGAATCTCCCCCCGAATTCAAACGAATGATGGCTAAATTTGGTAAGACTGACTCTAGTGAACCAATGGAAGAACCTATAGACGATATAGAAAAATCATCAGAAACTCCAGAGGAAACCTCAAAACCAAAAAAACGTAAATCGAAATTTGTAAAGGGGTTTAACCGTGATCCTAGACATGGATATTCGCAACAAGAAATAGCAGATGCATTTGAAATTACTCAAGCAACTGTCTCAGCTGATATCAATACAGCATTCAAGGCATTTCGCCAAGATCCAGAATTGGCAAGATGGGCAGCTGCTAGTAAAAGAAGACCTGTCCCAAAAGAAACTATGCCTCCAATCAATGCAGAGACTCCCTGGTCAGAGATAAGAAATTTTCAATATATGCAAGATTATACTGCCCATTTGAAAGATCATGCCAGACCACATACAGGACAAACAACCCCTGGTCGCAGAAAAGCACTTCCAAGTAAACCAGCAGCAGAAGAAACTACAAGAGTTCTTAGGCAGCAAAATGGTGAATGGACAGAGATGGGTGAATCAACGAAAACATTCAGAGATATCATGGTACTTCTCACGGAAAAGATGAGAAGAGATCCAAAACAAGAAAAAGCAAGACTAACTGCCAGACTTAAAAATATTGAATCTGAGACACCTAAAATGAGTCGTGAGGAAGAAAAACTTGCGATTTCTACTTCACCTGAAGTTAAGAAAAGTAAGGCTGGTAGAATTGCTAGTGGTAAATTATTTAAGCGAGGAATGAAGCAGGCACAGGCTGGTGATGTCGATGCTGCGTTGCAGGGAGTAGAGGATGTGATTTCAGGTGCCAGAGGAAAGAAGGCATCTGTGTTGGAACGTGAATTTGGATCAAAGAGTAATGTTAGAGCGTATAGAACAGCAAGATCACGCTATAATAAGAAATAAATTTGACAGCACTGATGGCTGATGTTACAATCATGGCATGAACATCTTTGCGGTAGACTATGATCCTGAAATTGCAGCACAGCAGTTGTGTAATAAGCACGTGGTCAAGATGATTGTGGAAGGCTGTCAAATGCTTTCTACAATTCATCGAATGGGTTCAAGTCATGTGATCTATGCTCCAGTGGAACTGTACAAGGCTTCTTTTCAGAATCATCCTTGCACCATCTGGGCACGAAAAACATCCGAAAATTATCTTTGGCTGGCAAATCATACGCTTGCTTTGTCCAGGGAATATTCTTTGCGATATCCTCGCAAGATTCACAAGGCACATGATATGTGCGTCTGGTTCACCAAGGTGATTCCACACAATGTTCCAATCGGTGAATTGACTGAGTTTGCTCAGGCAATGCCTGATAAATATAAGAATTCTAATCCAGTTCAAGCATATCGCAATTACTACATCGGAGAAAAGGCTGGATTTGCAAAGTGGAAGACTCAACCCCCAGAGTGGTTCATGGAAGGAATTAACAATGTGTCTATGCAAGTATTGTCAGCGTGAGTTCACCCAGAAGGCCAAGAAGGGCTGCACCGTCTGTGGATCGTGTGATACGACCAAACGCCGCTGGGAGGCGCGTAAGGAGCTTATTGAGCTTCTTGGTGGCAAGTGCACTCAGTGTGGCTTTTTTGGAAATCCAGCATCGCTGCAATTCCATCATGTTGATCCATCAACGAAGAGTTATGCACTCTATTCCAAGAACCTTCTTCGTGCTGATAGGTATGAGGAAGCCAAGAAGTGCGTATTGTTGTGTGCCAATTGTCATATCGCGGAGCACACCAATCAAGATCTTCTAAAAAAATTTGGTGTGATCCCTTGACAAGCGCGAACACTAAGGGTACAATAACCGCATACAACATAGCTTTGGTGGCAGACTAGTAATGCAGCACCCTTTTAAGGTGAAGAATGTGGGGGCAGTACCCACCCAAAGCATTAGATTAACTTATTATATTTTAATCTAGAGTCTAAAAAATATAAAATGTTCGTCATTGCATAAGACTCGCTGCAATGATCAAAACTTAGAGTCAATGGAGATTTTATTATGGCTAATACTATTGTTTCGAAGAAGCGTCGCGTTCTGAATTATCTTGCTGCTGGTCGTGGAATCACTGCTGCTGAGGCTCGTTCCCGTTTTGGTGTCAAGAACATTCGTGCAATGATGAGTGATATTCGCACTCTTGTCGAGCGTTATGGTAATTGGGAGATTGATACTGAGGAGACTCGCAACGGTGGAACTCGTTACTTCATGCGTAACAGCGGTGGTAGCAAGCAGAAGTTCTGCATTGAGTCGATGTGCGCGTCTAGCGATAGCCGCTGAATTGTGATGGTGTTCATGGGGAGAGGTGATTAAGTTCACCTCTTTCTTTTTTATGGTAGATTTTGAAGAAATCAAGATTCTCTCCTATCCTCTGTGCATGGAAATTCCCAGACAGAAGAAGCATGTATCGATGATTCTGCATAAGAATCGAATTGTCTCAATCGGAAGAAATTATTTCAAGACTCATCCAAAGGCACATAAACTTGGATATCTTTATAGTGAAATGCATTCCGAACTTGATGCATATCGAAAAATTCCACGTCATCTTCGAGACAAGAAGTTGACTCTCGTCAATGTTCGAATGAATGTCGATGGTGAACTCCGAATGTCTCGTCCATGCGAGGTTTGCAGTGGTTGGTGTGTTGAAGTATTTGATAAGATCTATTATACTGACAACGAAGGATTCAAGAAACTATGAGCCAGTATCGTCTGCATATCGATATTCCACTTCCGTTCACTGAACAGGAATCTATTCAGATTTCGAATATGATCATTCAATACATGAGTGGATTGAACAACAACTCGGTCGAAGAAATCAATTATCGTCTAGGCCATGATGATGATCGTCAAAAGTCAAATTACATGATGAAGAATGAAAATGGTCACGTAAATAACAAGAAGTCGAAGATTCGACTAAAGGAGAATGCATGAAGGTAGTTTTAGTTACTGGTGGATTTGATCCACTGCATAGTGGGCATATTGCGTATCTCAATTCAGCAAAACAACTTGGTGATGTGCTTGTTGTTGGTTTGAATTCGGATGAATGGTTGATTCGAAAGAAGGGCAAGGCATTTCTTCCACTTGAGGAAAGAAATGAAATTGTCGTGAATCTGAAACCAGTCGATCAGACAATCGTTGGATTTGATGATTCTGATGGAAGTGCAAGAGATGCCATCAAGAAGATTAGAAAACTTTATCCAACTGAGCATCTGATCTTTGCAAATGGTGGTGATAGGACATCTGAAAATATTCCAGAGATGGATGTTCCAGACGACAACATTAGTTTTGTATTTGCTGTTGGTGGAGAGAGTAAAAAGAATTCATCAAGTTGGATTCTGAAAAAGTGGAATGGTGCTTGACAGACAACTAGATGTGTGATATAATTCACACATCAACGCGCCGTGGGAGGTCTTGGTTATCTCAGCTCGACTTATAATCGAGTAAGACTTGGTTCGAATCCAAGACGGCGTACTATGTTAGAGGAAATCATCAAAACATGCAAACCGATTCTTGGTATGCGTAGCCCAATGGGTGATACTCGTTGTTTTTTTGAGGACGAGTCAAATAGAATTCTCTATGTGTTTGGTCCAGCCAAATATCTGAGAGAAGGTTATGAGAATGAAGGTTCATCAGTTTTATCGGTTGTTGAGTTTGAAGGTGGACCTTATGTAAGTCTAGGCGATGAAATTCTTTCTGGTAAATTTGCAGAAAGTCTTGGCTTGACATATGATCATGGAGTTCCCATACTAATGATCAATTACGATGTCAAGCCAGTGGAAAAGAAGAAAAAGCGTAAGAAGAAACGAAATAAATAAAAGTGGGAATATCGGTTGATATTTGGTTTAGCTCTTTCATACTATCGGGCGTGTATTACGCTTATTATGCGCTAATTCGTCACTTAGGATCGTCATACGGGGAAGAACCATCAAATATCGGAAAGTTCGACTCTTTCCATTCCTATTATTGAAAGGTATAAATTATGAGTGAAAATATCAATATCGTTCGTCTAACTACTGGTGAGGAAATCGTTTGTCAGCTGACAATCGTTGACAATGCTGGCCAGATCTCGTATAATATCAAGGAAGCAGCAATCCTGATTCCAAATCCAGTCGATGGTCGGCTCATGTTTGGTCGTTGGCTTCCATATGCTAAGATCCAGGATGGTCTTACGATTGATTCCAAGTATGTCATGTTTGTGGCTACCCCAACCGATGATCTCAAGGATCATTACATGACAACCATTGTGAATAATCTTGCTGTGCCGTCCAAGAAGCTTGTACAGCCCTCTGGAGATTCCAAACTCAAGTTGACGCTTGACTAAAAATAAGCGGGTGTATCGGCTCTGCCTTCTAAGCAGTAGTACCGTAACTGGACTTATACAGGTTCGACTCCTGTCACCCGCGTTAAGGAGATAAATTATGCGTAATGTAAGTCTTTTGTTTAGTATTTTATCGTTTACCATTTTTCTGTTTAGTGTGGTCATGTTTTTCCTGACTAAGGATCAAGCAGTAGTTCGATTTGGTCTAATTACAACTCTTCTGTTTGTAATTGCAACTACTGTATTCAATGGTCTTGCCATTCCGTCAGAGGAAGATAAACTTAAGGATGACCAGGCACGTGATCGATTCGAAGATCATGTTTGGCGGCGTATTGAAGATACAGAGCGTAGTGCTTTTGAAGATGTTGCAAACTGCAACCGTTCGTTTGAAAGCCGTCTTGATTCAGTTTGGAATGAGATTGAATCACTTCGGCGTGATGCTCCAAAGCGTAAGTGAGTGTTTGTTACCATGTTTGAACCCTGGGTCCGAAAGGATTCAGGGTTTTTTATTTAATTAATAAATAATTACATGATAGATCTCCACTTCAGCTACGATTACGACACCTTTGGGGCAAAACCAAAACGAGAAATCGAAAAAATACGTGAATGTAAGATTCAGTATTATGGAGTATCGAACAGTACAGTGGAATTGATCGTCACGTGTGAAGACGAGGTGATTGCGGAAAAACTCAAGCAATTTCTCATTATTGCATTCGAGATTATGCCAAAGAAGACAATCAAGCGTTGAATATATTGTTTATGAGATTTGTTCTGGACAACAGTGATGAATTTATTGCCGTCAATCTGGTTGTCTGTGGCTGTGCTATTCTTGCAGCATTCAGTTGAGTTGTTAGATTTGCTATGGTCTGTTCGTTCAGTTGCTGAGTGGCTTCCGATACAACTTGAGTGCAGAATTCACCTTCGCTGAAAACACTGGTTATCTTATTGAATGAGTCTTCTCTTAGTTTTGATTGGAGAAGGGTGTGGCTATCAATACATTCAATTAAAACACCATCTTGGAATATCTCACACTTTCCAGTTTTTTCATTATCAAAGTTCAATTGAATTTTGTTGATATTCTTTTGATGAACAGTAACTAAAGTTGGACTGCCGATGTATGAACTGTCCCCAAGATCACCAGAAACAACAATTGTTTCCTTACCTTCATTATCTCCCATTATCTCAAGAACCTGGTGCTTTTCTGTCTTTGTCTGCAATTGGACATAATCCCCAACATGAACACCGAGATATGAAAATGAGTTCTTGCTGTTCTTTCCAAGGTGATTGAAAATATAACTCTTCACTTCCAACTTTCCCTTGTCTATTGCAGTGGTGAATTCGACTAGTGGAAGTTCAAGAAAATACTCCTTGTCATATCTTGCAATTGATGTCGAGTATGATTCAATCGACACAACATCTGCAAATATGATATTATCTGCTATTTTTCTAAATGTGTATGTACCAGATAGATCATATGTTGCTGGATCGATTGATTTATTATTCCACATGGAATTCAACAGACTAAACTGTGATCCGCTTTGCAGCAGATCAAAGAAATTCTTAACATCCAGTCTATCCTGATTATTCATGTAATCAGAAAAATCCAGGAACATCTTCGTGAAGTTTGTGTAGAATGTTATATTTGGAACTACTTTGATTTCTCTTTTGGTAGTATTCTTCTGTTGATTTACCTTCTTCGTCTCAATTCCATACAGAACATTGCTCCTTGCGGGAACAAGTTCTGCATCTTCTCCCCTGGAAAATCTTTTGCTTGTACTATATGAGGATCTTGATGCCATTTTATGACGCTATGAATGTTATCTTTTGCCCAGTTGCATTTGACCTAGCATACAATTTATTCAAGTTGTCGATTTCAATGAAGATTGATTCACCTGGTTCTAGTGGGAATCCTCCCGCTGGAGTGGTTACGAGTGTATTGGATCCAAGATAAACCGTCTGTGTGTTCGTCAGAGGTGCCTTGAGATGTACTCCCACCTTGAGTGCGGTGCTGGTCCCAATGACCGTAGCGGTCGTTGTGAGATCCTTTACACCATTTGACAGTTTAGTTGGACGAACAATTTCAGTAACCTTTGACTGGACTATTCCACTATTCAGTTTTTCATTAATGGTGGAAATAACCGCAGTATTATTCTTTACTGTTATTAGATTTGAGATAAGTGGTTTTGTTGTGGATTCAAGAGAATCGATTATTCCAGTATCATCAATGTCTATTGTTCCAGTTATTCCAACTGGAACTGGACTGAGTGCGCCGATTTCAACTGCTCCACCAGAAAGCTTTCCTTGAATGATTACTGCTGCGTCTGTTGTGACACCGCTACCGCAGACCTTCAACGGAAGCCCATAACCATTAGTTACACCAATAACTGGATTAATTGATACTGTAGCTGTAATTCCCGCACCAACTACATTGACGTTGAGTGCATTACCAGAGTATCCTAGCGTGGTTCCATCGCTCGCGTAGAGCCTCGTTAAGACCTTTGAGCCAAGATCTGATCCCCAGACAGCTATGGAGTTGGAAGCGGCTGAGAGAGCCAATCCGCCAGATATACCGACATTTCCAACGACAGTTACACTGTCGGTTGAACTTGATAATATTCTTCCACCAGTAACTCCGACGAGAACACCGTTTGTTATACCTTGAACGCTGAGATTTTGATTTAGTCTTACCGTACCAGTTACACCTAGCAAGGTTCCGTTCGTAACACCTTGAACATAACCAGAGACTTGAACTGGATTGTAACCAAATGTAAAGCCAGCAGTTGGGCCACCGACTACTATGAATCCATTGGTTGTATTCTTGATTGGAAATACACCACCAGTTCCAGTTACAAATCCAGTAATTCCGAGTAAGGCAGACCCAGTTGTACCGTATAAATAGATTGGTAGAGGTGATGCTTCACTTACTCTATTTGTGATGGACTCAGTACCCCATGCCAATTTTGCCAGTTGAACATGTGCCGCTGTTATGCCAGTTCCACTAGTACCATAATCGGTCGCTAGGATAGCAGTCCCATCGCTAGTAGTAATTGAAATATTACTTGTAATATCGTCTGCCATGTTTATCCTTTATTTTTATATATAAGTTGAAAAAGTGATTTGAGTCTATGCTACCAACCATAACAAAAGAAGATTTCTGCAAAAAGGTCGAAAATATAGTAATTGAGAAGCAATATTCATATCTTGATGCTGTTTTAAAAATGCAGGAAGATTATGGGTTGGATTATTCCTTGATAGCAAAATTCCTTTCCCAGCCGCTTAAGGAAAAGCTGGAGCAGGAGGGCAGGGATTTGAATCTAATAAAAAAAGGAAGAAGCACTCTTCCGTTCGCTTGACGAAGAAGAGTGCTTCTGGTAAAATACAAAAGCGGGGAGTTCCCGTTAGCAAAAAAGGTCTGGGTAGATCCCAGGGGAGAAAAAAATGAGTTTTAAGGATCTTAAGAGTAGGTCGAAGAACAGTATCAACGACCTGATGAAGAAGCTTGAGGATGGCACCAAGAAGGATTATAAGGATGATCGTTTTTGGCGACCAGAGCAGGATAAGCAGGGCAATGGTTTTGCTGTAATTCGATTTCTTCCAGAGATCGACGGCGAAGATTGCCCATGGGTTAAGGTCTATTCACACGCATTCCAGGGAATGGGTGGATGGTATATTGAGAATTCTCTCACTACCCTTCAGCAGAAGGATCCAGTAAGTGAACTCAACAGCGAACTCTGGAACACTGGTTCTGAGGAAGATAAGAATATCGCGCGCTCGCGTAAGCGCAAGACCACCTACATTAGCAACATCCTTGTAATCAAGGATGAAGCGAATCCCCAGAATGAAGGTAAGGTTTTCCTGTACAAGTACGGAACCAAGATTTTTGACAAGATTCAAGAGAAGATGAAGCCAGAGTTCAAGGATGAAGATGCAATCAATCCATTTGATTTTTGGAATGGTTGCAATTTCAAGTTGAAGATTCGTAAGATTGGTGGATACACCAATTACGATAAGTCTGAGTTTGATTCAACATCGGCTCTTTTCGCTGGTGATGAAAAGAAGTTGGAAGTTCTGTGGAAGCAGCAGCATTCTCTACAGGCGTTCATCGCACCAGATAGCTTCAAGAGCTATGATGAACTCAAGAAGCGTCTGTACGATGTTCTGGGTGGAGATATTCGTGGAACTACACCAGTTGGTGGTAAGACCGCAGAGGACATGGATGAGTCAGATTTCAGGGAAAAGTCTTCTCCTGGTAAGCAGAAGCGACAGCCAAAGGTTGAGGATGAATCGGAAGACATTGATCCGATGAAGTTGTTTGAGATGGAGAGTTGAAAAAACAAACCCCGCTTTCGCGGGGTTTGTCGTTATTATCCCATTCGTGTTCGCCAGTCTGGAACTCTGAAAGATTTTACAAACATATCTGATATCGATCCTGAACCATTGTATACTGCACCAACGCTATTTGTACCTTGGGAGATATCAGGACTCGCTGGATCTGGTGCTGCCATTGGTTGTGGTGCTGGCGCGGCAACTTGTTGTACTGGTTGTCGGCTATTCGTGGTTTCTATAAGTTTTGTTATTTGTTTTAGTATTTCTTTTGTACTACTTGTTGATGTTTTTTGATCATCAATTACACGAATATCCGAATTCATTTCATTTTTTTCAACAGCCTTTGAGTCGGAGTATTTCATATCAGTTATGAATTTTGAAAATTCCTTTGACTTATCAAGTGGGACTACTGCTTCATTTTCATGTAGATAGGCAACCGTTGGTGTCTTGACAAACCCACCAGAACGAAGTGCTGGCATGGCATTTGTCTGTTTTGCCATGTATGATTTTGAACTGACAAAATTATTTTTATTATTTTCTCTATTTGAATTTGATAATAATTTGAACGAACTGGTTGAACCAGCAGTCTTGTGTAATTTATTTGTCGTTCTATTGTAGAACTTTTCTTGTATCTGATTCACAACACTTTCTGATGGAATGAATGTGTGATCAAAGTCTATGTTATCCGTATTGGATTGAAGATTTTTAATATTATTTCCAACAGAATTATTCTTGATGGATACTATCGTGGATGGATCTATAAAATCACTCGTTAAATTGGAGAAATTTACAATTGATTTATCTGAAACAGCATTGGAGATTTTATTCCTATCGACAACGTTATTTCCACCCACGATAGTATTTCCATCAATTATCGTAACTTTACTCAGCGTTTTTGGGGAACTGGTAAGTTTATTATTTGTATTTTGTTTTTTATTTTGATTTATATTGGTAACTTTTACATCACTAGCCAATGATACTGGATTGCTTTTATAATTTGTTTCGATATTTCGTATATTGTTTGGATCAATATAAGTAAATTTTAGAGTTTTACTTAAATTATCAGTTTGATTTGTATCGTTGGAATTTTCATTTAATACTAAAGAATTATTATTGTCGTTCTTAATATTATTACTTTTTGAAGTAAATGCTTTTGCCAATGCATTTTTGGAACTTCTAGAATTGTTCATGAGAACAAATACATTTGAAGCTTTATTATTATTTTGGTTTACCGCATTCTTTTGTTTTGATGGAATAATCTTTATTGTCTTATTATCAACTTTATAATTAGTTGAAGATTTTTTACTATTATCTGTGATTTCATTCAGATTTTTATCTGAGTTGTTTTCATGACTTGGTGTTATGTTGGAATTAATCTGTGTTTTCTGTATATTAGTTTGATTTTTGTTAATTGTAGATTTAGGTGAACTTTGACGTTCACTTAGGGAAATAGATGACATTCCAATATCAATATTTACCTTTTTGTCGTTTACTATATTATTCGAAGATGTTTTTTTGTTCCCGTCAAAAATATTACTGATTGCATCGATTCTCTTCAATACATTTGTTGAATCAGTTGAATTGTTAGTTAAATCGACAGATAAACTGTTTGGATTCGTTGAATTATTTTTTAGAACATTTGTTGAATCAGTTGAATTGTTAGTTAAATCGACAGATAAACTGTTTGGATTAACTGTTCTATTGATTGTAGTATTTGATAGACTTATGTCATTGTTTCGAGAAGATACGTAGTCTTCTCTTTCTGTATTATTTGTAGTCTCAACTTTATTATTTTTATTTTCTACTATTTCATTCTTAGAAGTATCATCAATTCTATTTTCAATAGCAGAAATAACAGAGTTAAGTTGTTTGATTGTATTTTCTGTATTATCACTAATTTTGTTAGTATTCTGTGTGGAATCAATTCCAATCAAAGAATTTTCATTTATAGATTTTACATACTCTATATTTTTTGGTGAAATGTCAGTTTGAGATCTATTAATAGTTTCATTGAAATCAACAGATAAACTGTTTGGATTCGTTGAATTATTTTTTAGAACATTTGTTGAATCAGTTGAATTGTTAGTTAAATCGACAGATAAACTGTTTGGATTAAATAAATCATTCTTTATCAAGCTATCTACATTCGCTGAACTTATAGCTTTTTCTATATCAGAATTGATTGTTTTATTTACTACGGAGTCGCTTATTTTACTTGAAGATGAATTACTATTTGTTGAATTTACATTATTATTTGAAAATAACTGCGATTCGACATTTGATATATCTTTTGATTGTATCTGCGATTGATCTGTGGTATTTGAGATATTTGACTGATGTGCATTAGTTCTATTTGTATTTGCATCAGAAATATTTGTTGAATTTTGATTATTTGTTAAACTTTCAGTTATTGATTCGGTAAGATTGACTAATTTGGTTTCTGCTCTTTCAGCAGTATTCGCTGAATTTACAGAAATATTTGTATTTTTTTCTATTGAGTTGGAATCTGCATTTTTTGAGTTATTTGAAATTATGTCAATTTGTCTATTACTTGTATTCTGCGTTTTTGAGGAAATGGCATCATTGTTATTAGTTGAATTCTCTACCGAGATGCTATTTGGATTTGTCGCAGTATTCTTGATGATATTGGTTGAATCTATTAAATTTGAATTTGCATCTGTATACCCAGGCAATATAGTGCTTGAGGAATAATTTACGTTATTTGACATCTGTTGTAAATTATCAGATCTAGAAATTGCTGGAGAAGATTGATTTATATCAATTTTATCGGATTTGATGAAACCGATATCGGATACTGTATTGTTATTTTCATTGACAGCAGTATTTGAATCTATTTTACTTATCTCTTCAGTGTTATTTGTCGATTCTGCATTTGATTTTGATGTAGAATTACTAGAATAATTTGTAGGACGAGCTACGGTAGCTGACGATACGTTACTTTTTACAGTTTCAGAATTCCTGGTGTCAGTCTTTACAGACATTGATTCATTTGAATCTGAGTTACTATTGACTATACTATTTGTATTAACAGCAGAGTTTTTGATAGTGTTTGACGAATCGTTAGAATCTACTAGTCTAGAAAGATTATTTTGGGTTGTATTTTTGGTGGATGCATTTTCCTGATTGCTTACATCACTCCTGGTTGAGTTCTGTATATAATCTGATTGATTGATCGTATTGGAGTCGCTGAGATAATTGTAACCACCAACAGATGAACTTTTGGTTAAATTAAATATTGGATTTGATTTAATTGAATTTACAAGATTAAATCTATAGTTTTTATTTCTTGTATTTCCAAGTATGGAAAAATAGTCACTATTATTCTGTAATTTTTCAGCAAGCAACCTATCAACACTGTTTGTAAATGATTTTGATTCATTATTTACAGTATCAGATGATGGCAAAATACTTGTGTTGTTTATGAAATAATTGTTTAGGCTATTTTGTATTAATTTATCAGATAGTCCAAAATCAAAATTTTTAAAATCAACTCCATTAGTTTTTTCACGAATCGAATCGTGTTTTTTGACTGGTGTTATCTCAGTCGTCAGCTCCTCTTTTTTTTCGACTTTGTACTTTTCAGTATTGATCGGAAGCTTTTGAATGGTGTTTTCGCCAGTTAAGGGCAAAAAGATATTCTTCAGCTTTTCTTTTAGTTCTGACTTATCGGATGGAGTTTGATTTTGATTTATTTCCATGTCTTGTTCTTCGTCTTTTCTTTCTCTACGTCAGCTCGGAGCTGCTCGACATAGACATCTCTTTCCCAAGGCAACATGGTTTCTAAATCACTTAAAGAATATTTATAGTGCTTAGTCAGTATATACATTATCTCAAAATAGTTCTTGAGGGATATATGACTAAGATTTAGGAAAAAAAATCTTTTATCCCCTTGAGCGTCAGCTCTCTAACCTCCATATCCTTTGTCTGATATCTAACTTGTATTTCTAAAGATGGCATTTTCTCGAAGAAGTTTATTATCTTCTCATACTGAGAACTCGTCATATTTTCCAAAAACTCAAGAATTTCTTGTTTCTTGAATGTGGATGATTCTACCTTTTCCTCTTTATCTTCGAAATATACGATGCAATTCGCCACCAGTGAATTAATATCGCTGTTATCGTCTATCAAATCTCCGATTGCTGGATACCGCATATGAAGGGTAAAGTTATTTCCAAGATCTATCACTTCTGGGTTTGTGGTGCTCTTGAGATTGACTGAGGTTAGATCCACGGAAACTACATGAGTTTCCCCCGTAACTGGACATTGAATCTTGGGGGTAATCATTTCACCCACGGACTTTGCCCGCAGCTTCAAAAAGCAATACTCGACTTCAAACAATGGTATTTTTCTAAAATCTATGTTTTCGTCAAAGCATGACTCAAGAACTTCGATTATCCCATTGTATATTTCAGCCTGTGTTGATGTCTCTTCCAGAATCAGAAGTTTTTTCTCTTCTTTGACCAGAAATGGCCTGAACCTTGTCTTTATTCTGCTATAAGGAAGTTCGCACGCATATTTTGGAAGGGAATCTGTCAATGCATTTTTTAAATTCATGTTTATACCTTAATTATTAATTTGATCAAACTCAATCAATAGGTCACTATTTACCTCTAGATTGTATAGTTTTCTATATGCAAAATTTACGACATATGTTGGATATCCAGTGTTCTCGGCAGACAAAGATATTGGTAGCAAGGATAGTGGATATGCCTCATCCAGAAGCGTCATTGAACTGAATCGAACTGGCTTCTCTGGTCTATGAAGATTGCTGACATTTTTCAGGGTCGATATGTAGATTTTTCCAACATAGCTGAAATATGGTCTGGCATACTCGTAATATTCGTCTTCATATGCACCTTTATTTATTATGAAGTCCATCCATTGCTCAAAGAAGTTCCTCTCGGCCCAATCCTGATACACGACAAATGACATGGTTAATTCGTCGTATTCGTGCATAAGGGGGACTTTTCTATTAGTTCCCCATAATGACTGTGGCTGACCAGCGTTATAGGTCATCAAAGCTCTTTGTGGTATGTTTACCTCCGTTGGATAGGTTACAAATGAATCCTTTGGGGTGACAAACTCGACAATATATCTGCTGGCTAGTTGAACACCTTCGCGCCGAACTATGTTCGACCGAAGACTGGAAACTGTTTTGGGGATGAAGTTCTCTGGTGTTCTTGGGAATTTATCTGCCATTAAAATATCTCTTTTTCGGTTAGAACTATGAATTTTATTTCGTTTTCTTCGCAAAAACTTTTAGCAGCTTTCCACTTTGCTTGATTCACCAGATATGTTTGCATATTCTTGCTGAATGTTTTTTTGGAGACTGATTCGGTAAGTACTGGCTTCTTTGTCTGCTTCAGTGGTTTGATCTCAACTAGTAGTGTAGATACGCTATTGTCTCTATTTTTCTTCTCCACTATGAAATCTGGTATGTAGTGGTGTAGTTGGTTATCTAGTGGTGACTGATATGGAATTTTTATTTTTTCAAAGGCCCATCGTAAAATATTTTTATTTTCATCTAAATATTTACAGAATTTTCTCTCCCAAAGAGAGCGGCAGACGATATTAGAATAATCGCCTATATATTTGGATGTATTCTTTGGAAAGAATTTATTTCTGTAGGCCATAAAATTATTTATCAGAAAAAAATGCTAGTTCAACAAATATATCCAACAAACCCAAAATTAAGAAACGAGATACCACTCTGGCTCAAGTTCAGAGCATTCGAGTACCGTGGCTTTGCTGGTCGTTATGTAGCAGCTGGTGGAAGTATTGATGGTGTCATGCCAGCTCCACCAGCAATGTTGGCTACAATTTATGTTCCAGCACCAACAATGTTGACTAGTGGTGTTGGAAATAAGTTCAATGAAACTCCAGTTAAGACAATTTTTGATAGTTTTGCTGGAATCTTGTCGTCTGGCCAAGCCATTGCTACTGGAATAGAGGGTAAGAAGTCAGTCACTGGTAGACTTTTGGGTGGAGTTGCTGCTGGTATAGGGATAGCTCAAAATTTTGCAGAGCTTTTCTATGCGCTTGGTGGATACTTTCTTGATATAGTTCCACCAGATTTTAACGACAACATCTTCGCTGGAACGAATAAAAGAACATTCAAGTTTAATCTTGTTCTACCATGTCTAACAGATGAGGACTCTTTTGCTGCATTTGCGATTGGCAGAGCATTCGAAGCATTAAGCGTGGCTTACACTGGTGGAAGTGTTCTTACATTCAAGCATCCACCTATGTGGGGATTTGGAGTTGGACCAGGTACTGGACCATTCGTGGATTATACTTGGTTGACTGATCCACAACTTTGTTCTCTAGCCTCTGTTGCTGTGAATAGATCTGCACCAGATGGTGGGTCGTATGCGGTGTTTACCAAGTATGGATTGAAACCCTCTGTTACGACAATTGCTTTGAATTTTGTTGAAATTGAACCTATCTATCGTCAAAGTGGTACATTAAACATGGTTTCTAGATCTCAGGCACTAGCTATATTAGGCGGAAATTCGGCAAATGGGATATTTGGCTAATGTATTTTAATTCATTTCCAACCACAACATATACAATTAATGGAAGAACCGAAGAGGTTGTTGATATATTCCGCAAAGTTGCGATAGCAAAGGCAACCAGCAATACGCTATATGATGAAATCGTCGTTACTGATTCGGACACCATTGAATCCTTGGCGGAAAAATATTATGATGATCCTAGCCTATCATGGGTAATAGCAGTAACAAATAATATTCTAAACCCAGTGGATGAATTTGTTAAATCAACAGCTTTGATGCAATATCTTTATGATACAAAGTATAATGGTACGATATTCTACATTCAGGAAAATATAGACATACTTCCTGGTGATATTATCATATCAATAAACTCCTCAACATCTATCAATACCCTACCCGAAAATCTGCTGTCTAGTGATTTAAATAGTGATAAGTATTGTTTTGTGAATACTTATAGCAATGAATTTAGATACGCCAGAGTTACTAATATAAGTTCTACTTTTGCTGCTGGTGACAAGGTGGCGGTATTCCGAAAGGCTGGAGATAAACTAAACCTTGTATCATTCACCAAGAGATTGAATGTTGGTGCAGATGATATCAATGCATGTGTGATTCAACTCAAGAAGGTTGACACTTACTTAAATTCCCCAGTTTACATGTACAATACATCCGATATGTCAATACTTTCACCATATCAGAAGTTCTCAAGTACGATATTAATAAATGATTTTGTCAAATTAGATGCAAATGGAATGTATGCTGATCTAACTGATGATAATGCATTCCAGCAATCAATTCTGTATCACTACCTTATGAATTCCCAGGCAGTCAATGATGTTGCATATCTTTCTCTAATAGATGATTTGAAGAATAAAAATGAACAATTTAGAAGAATCAAGATAATACCAAGATCAATCCTATCTTCATTCCTTGATACATTCAATACATTAATATCAAACGAAAATATAAATTCTAGATTAATTAGTACAAAGGTTTAATATGGCTGGTAATTTTCCATTTGCAATTGATGCATTAAAAAGTATTCGGATACAGAAAAAAAGTGGATCTGGAATTGATATTCTTCCATGGACAGCTGCAAATCTATCTCCACTGATTTCCCTCTCAATAGATGAGAATATCTTTACACCCCTGATGCAGGGAACACTTGTGGTTAAGGATATCGGTGATTGGTCATCGGAAATGCAATTGAATGCCTTCGATGAAGTATTGATTTCTATCAATACAAAGAAAACAGCAGATGAATTATCTGGTGATGATTCCAGCAGTATCAAATTGAATTCATTTACATTTGAAATAGTAAATGTAAAAAATACAGTTGACTTGGCAAACTCAGCATATCAGAATAGCCTTGAGACGACAAAGGCTGTTACGATTCAATTTGTCAGTAAAAGCATATTAACATCCGAATTTCTAGCATCTTTACTTGAAGATGAGAATTTCATAGGCCCAATCATCAATCCAGATCCAGTCAAGGTTAAGTTGAATGGTGGGGAATCGACTGAAATAACAATCAGGGGGTTTGATCAGTATCTAAAGGAAAAGCTAAACATAGTTTTGGATGGAACTCCTACATGGAATGTATGCTACTTGAAGAAAAACAATGTGGCATATCCATGGGGAAAGCTGAAGGGCCAAGCAACAATATTGCAGACATTGCAGTATCTTGCAGAAAATGCAACTGAATATGACAATCCAGAAGCTGTCAATTACCTATTCTGGCAAGACTTCAGTGGATTTCATTTCAGATCCATAAATTCACTGATATCGGAAAACATGCAAAGTGCTGGTGAAATAGCCTTTGATTTTAGTGACATAGATCTCAAGGCCACCAGTATAAGAAGTTTCAACACACTGAGTGAGTATGATGCGTTGAATCTGATGAATGCTGATACTTATTTTTCATGGTATGAAAGAATAATACCAGACTATGCTGATCCTTATCTTGATTTCGTTGATTCCACGGATTCATTGGTTAGAAAGAAGATAAAATACGACATCAATGAGGAATATGAATACATCAATCACATTGAGGAAGGTAAGTTATTTCAGGCTGGAATAACATCCGATGTAAATGAAAACTATTCTAAGTTCCCAGAGAGCAAGAGAAAAGACGATGAAATATATGGATTCTTCTCGAAGAATCGATATAACACCCCGCACGCGCAGGACTGGGATTATCTTGGAATTTCTGCCGATACTCGTCTATCAAATGTAGTTTGGCAGAATCAATTTGATCTTGATGATGAAGTCTATCCAGAAGTTCTCTATGCATATGATAAACTTGTCAGAAAGAATCTAATCAAGAATCGTGAGAAGTATGTAAACCTAAAGAATGCCAAGAGAAAATGGGAAGTTTATCGATGCTCAGTCTGCTGCTCGACACAAGCTGGTGGAACAGCTGATCTTAAGATACTAAGTGGTCTTACTGGTAATACTGGAGATTATCTCTATTATTATGGTGCGACTGGAATATTCGGGGACTTGATAACTGAAGGTTATGGAATAGTGGCAGCTGGAGCATTCTCCGATGTTGTCAATTATCTTCCTGGTGTAACTGGAGTAACTGGTAATGGATTGACTCTGGCATATGATATGAATTCATATCCATACAACCAATCAATAGGAGAATTCTACCATCTCCAGGAAAATTTGGCTCAGGTTAATAATCAGATAAACAGAACATTATCGGAATATCAAACCGAGCTTAATAAGATAAATCCATACATTGCGCGAATTGAAAATGATTTTCTCCCATTCGTTGACTCATGGATAACGGATGCTGTAGATCTTGCATATTCAAATTTGACACCAGGATTTTTACAAACATGCTCTAGTCCAACTCTTGATGGAACTCCAAACGGTGGACCTGGAACTGGAATAAGATGCTGTAACCAATACAATGATTTTAATTGCTACTTGTTTGGTATATTAAACGATTATCCATATGCCAGCAATGAATTGTATTATCATAGATCGCAATTAAATGGAACTGATCTAAGATTTGATTTTGGTGTACATCCATGCGATGTTAGAAAGCTTCCTCTTTATGTAAATCTTCAATTTGATAAAGATCAATTTCCGACATATCCAGTGGATTTTTCTGGATATTGGAAAAAATTTATAAATTACAGCTTTACATCAAAAACATATCCATGGTATATAACACCAGCTGCAAGATTGGTTTATCTTCAATTTGGTTGTCCAGTTGCCGTGGACGGAACAATGGCATATGAACTTCCATTCCAAAAGCCAGACTTCCTATATTCGTGTTCAAAGACAAAACTTTTAACTGGCACATATCATAGAACATATCAGGATCCAAATTTTATACCAACTGATTATAATGAAATTGAAGTTGCTGACGAGAGTAGTTGGTTAGATCAAGATCTTAATGATGGTGTAGACAATGAAACTATATGGTGCGATACATGTCTAGATCCAATTGCATTGCAAGGTGCAAAATTTGAATATGCAAAAGTATTGAAGCAACTGAAATTGCGCCGTCTTGTTTTGGAAAATATAATATCAAAGCTTCAAAATGTTCAAAATACATTCAATGCAAAATATGAAGAATTCATAGATAGAAAAGCATTTTTTATATCAAAAAATCCTTTCGATCCATTGCAGCCAGGAAATATTTACAATAAACAATCATCATTAAATCTTTTTAATATAAAATCAATTAAAAGAAAACCAATACGTGGAAGTAAATATGAAGTTCTTTCTAAAAGATTTGGCATAACCAGTGGTGTTGGTAGTTATGTGTATGATGTTTATTTTGGAGATGATAGATCTAGAAATCCAGGAATAACTGGAAATCATCCATATTATGATCAAAAATATAAAACTTTTAGAAATGACAATAGTCAGTTATCCATAAATTATGCAACAAAACCAGGTCTTGATACAGAAAAAAGAGATTATGCCGATGCATATTATTATGATAATAATTTAAATTATCTTGTAGGTCCACCAGGCTTGGAACAATCAACACTACCAAGTGATATTGGGGCTTCACTAGTTCTTCCAGCGGGAATATATCAACAGAATAATTTATTCTATCAATCTGGAGCTACACTTGATTCCACTGGAGCAGTTTCTGCATATCTTCCACAAAATACAACATTAGATTCTATAACAAATAAATTTAATATATTTTCAAACGTAGATGGCAAGAAGCCACCGTCTCTGGTAAAAGAGGAAATAAGTTCTTATGTTAGAATAGAATTTGTCAATCCAATTGGAGTTGATCGTCTTGTCGATTTTCCAAGTGGATTTGTGAGAGATGCTGGCAGTGAATACTTTTTACCCTACTTGGTTCAATTGACAGCTGGACCAAATGGAAGACAATCAATTCAATCAAATGTAGCCGTAATTGGAATTGATCCATATGGATTCGATGTTGCTATAAAGAAAAATAAGACAAAAAATAATTATTCTGATTATAAAGAGTGGGGTTATTATTGGTGGCATAAACCATTAAATAAAATTAAACTAGATAAATCGACACATGATATTCATGATATGTCACTTTGGTCTGAAAAACAATTTGAGAATGAATTTACATATTATGAAAATAATGGATCTTATGTAGCTGATGTTGGAGCAGATTTTACTGAATATGATAATTATATCGGTGCAGTTGGACCCGTGTTTTTAAACCTGGGAGTAAATAGATCAAATGGTTCATTTTATCCAGATTATAGAGTGAATAATTATTATTATTCATTGAATTTAGCTTTGAATAATATTTTAACTCCAACTGAATATTTTATTCCAATCAAAGATGAATCCCAAGTATCCAGTTATATAAAGATGGCAAAACCATCTATAGTTAAAACAATATCTGATGCAAAGTATGGATCATATAATTTAATTGGATCACATCTACATTATAATGTTAGAAGAAGTTGGTATGATTTTACATTCCCATCTAAGTTGTATTTTAATACACTTTTGAATAGAATTGCTAATTTTAATAATTATAAACCCAGTGTTAGTATACCAATATTTGATGTTGAAACATTATTGACTGGAGATGATTTTGCGGCATTTGGTGGAAATGATTTTTCTCTGGCAGTTGAAAATTCAATAGCACTCAAAAGTACGGCACCGCTAAGAACATTCTTACAATCAAATTCTATCGATAACATTATATTCGATAATTTGGATTTGGCTGGCAATTCTATACTAAATCAATTCTCTGGAATTAGTTTCTCCTCGCAGAATAATCTTCCTCAGATATTCACAGATGACATCGAATACTATCTGAATGGAGATTTCACAATATATCGGCCAGGATTGCTTACGAAGGATGTCTGGAAGTACGATGTATTCGGTGAGGCAGAGTATGGAATGACTAGTCCACCAACTCTTCCACCAGAATACGATCTGTTTGATAATAACTTTGCGGCCCAGTTTGTGGTGTTCTCTCAGTCAAACTCGGAGTCTAACATCTGCAAAAAGCTCAAGCTAAAGTGCCTAAACCCAAAGGGCCAAGTGTCGAATATTGATTGTCCAGAAAACGATCCATACTGCAACTGCCCAGCAAAGAACATAATGCCAAAGGAAAGAGAGCCAAGTTATAAGGAACTGGCCATTGCATTCGAGGAAACCAAGGAATGTAAGTTGATTGAGAAGTATCTCGGTAAAGATTACCTTGGCTGCATTCTATCCGACGACCAGAATGTAGCATCGTGTAATTGCCCAGAACAAGGGAAATATTTCCCAACCTTCCTCAACACCATTAGGTCCAATGCCACGTTCTATACAACCCCACCAGAGACTCCGCTGAGAAGACAGGCTCAGATGATGATGTTCAATGCACAAAGGGCTGTAATGACAATATATCCAAATGATCAATTGAAGATCGGAAGTATTATAACGATCAAGAGGCCAAATCCATCTATCCAGTACAAGAATCGATATGATCGTGTCAGTGGAAAATGGATGGTTACTGGAATTTCGAGAGTATTCAAGTCAAGTAACATAGAATTTATGGTCGTTACCCTGAATAGGGATTCATATTATCAGGAAAAGGAAAATCCATCTACACCAAGCACTTACAAACGAGATATATTTTAAATAAATAAAAAATAGAAAGAAGAAAGATGGTAGCATATCCAAATCAAACACCAACTCTAGGAAATTTAAATTTTGAAGATATCAAGGAAAGTCTTAAGAGTTATCTAAAGAACCAAGACAGTCTTCGGGATTTTAATTTCGAAGGATCGGTTATGCAGACCATCTTGAATGCTCTTGCATACAATACCTATTACTATGCCTTTTACGCAAACATGGTTTCAAATGAAACCTTTCTTGATTCTGCGCAGAGAATAGATTCAATTGTTTCCCTGACAAAGCCACTTGGGTATTTTGTTCCATTGAAATCCTCCGCTAAGGCAGTAATAAATGTTTTTGGTCTAGTGGATGATATTCCAGAATTTGCACATTTCTATGGAATAAACTCAGATGGTATAATATATTCCTTCTATACCATAGCATCATATCAGGCCGTCGATAGCGATGCATTGAATGTTGAAGTATATGAGGGTAAGAGAATCTACAAGGATTTGAATGTCAGCAATAGATTTGATTCAATTAAGCAGAGATTTTTCATCAATGATCCAGATATTGATGTGAGAACGCTTAAAGTCAAGATTCAGTTGGATGGTCTTAATGTTCCAACCAACTCAAAGGATCCTTGGGTTCTTGCCGATACTCTTGGAAATACTACCACAGCAAATCAGAATGTGTACTACCTGGAAAGAGCAAACAACGGAGTCTATGTTCTCTTTGGAAAGGAAAATAGCCTTGGAAATTCTATAAATGATGGTTCTGATCAGATATTCGTAGATTATCTGGCCTCAAGTGGAAGTCAGGCGAATGATATTGTTGCCTTCTCTTTTGTTGCACCAACCGAAATTGCTGGAAATTTAACAATAGGTCTGGCTAAGAAATCCGCTGGTGGGCTTGATGAGCCAGATATTGATTATGTTAAGTTTGTTGCCCCAAGATCGTTCGGGTCACAGAACAGAGCTGTTACAAAGGACGATATCAAGGCCATAGTTGCCCCATTCTTCACATCTTCATCGGAATTCAATGTCTTTGGTGGGGATGAAGTATTTCCAAGAATGTATGGAAGAGTATTCTTCACGGCAGATTTGGATCCAGGGGTTGATGGTGATTTGCAGAAGATACAGCAGATTTATGATCTTCTGAGAACAAAGTGTGTTGTAACTGTAATACCAGAATTCACGACACCAAAAAATAGAAGTGTTGAGAATGATGTTACCTATCGACTTGCAAGTACAAGATCATATACGCAAGGTGAACAGCAGGCGATACGAAATGGAATCAAGACAATATTGAATAATAATTTTGATTCGGATGGTGAGTATAATTTCTACTTCAATGCTACAGATGCGATCACTCAGATAAACAATGTATATCCAGAGGTAATAATAGAGCCATCTGACTTTACATTTAGTTATTCCGAAACATTCACCGAAGATGGACCAATACTAGTAAACGTTGAAAATGAATTGGATATTCCATTATATACAGACTACGAGATAACTGGCGAATTCAAGAATAAACTCAATCAGACAATAAAGTTAGTTGCGTATGTTCAAGCTGGTCAGAATCAGTTTGAATTCATTAATCTGAAAACCCTAGTCAAGCAAACATCTGGAAATTTCCTAGTAAGTACAGATATAAATGGAAGAGTGAACATCAAGAGGGGTGTGATAGAGATCTATGATGCTCGTCTTTCAGGCTCCCCAGTCACCATATCTGTCATGTTTAAAAACAGTTACTTTGTATCAAACGTCAATAATAAGTTTAGATTTAGAACATCATCAGTCGAATTGAAGTAAAAATGATATCTGGATATCTCAACAATTCAGTAAAAAACATAAATCATGCACTTGCTGATTTTCTTGTCGATATCAATTCAGAGTATGAGCAAAGCTATGGAACAATAACTCAAAGATCAACCGAGCAACAGCAAGGTCTTGATCCTTTGGCATTTAACGAATCTTCGTGTACAACCAACTATGATATCAGTAGACTCATACCAAATTGGGTAATTGCAGAAAAATCTTCAAGAGTCGCCAAAGGTGAATCCAATGTAATCTCTGTATTTGATTTTTTACAGAAATACTATGATTGGCTCTATTGTGATTCCCCAGATGGTGGAAGATACGCTCTTGCAAATAATCTACTTGACATTATAGATGTAGAGAAAACAAGAGAAGAATTTCTCAAGAAAATATATGCAAATTATTTTGCTTCATTTCCTTACGATTCGGTTAAGAACAGTGCCGAACTTCAATTTGATCTTCAGAAAGCAAGAGAATTCATAGTAGGGATCAAGAAAAATCTCCACGGAAGAAAAACAAATCTTGAATCGATAAACTATTTTTTCACTAAGCTATTCAATATAACAGAAGATGATATTCTCGTATACTATCCAAAGGTGGATGTTCTTCGTCTTAATGGTGGAATGTTTGCGAATGATTATTTTGCATTTGCCTCTGCCACTGGAAATTACAGTGCGACAAATAGCCTTGGTTCTGGATTGAACATCTCACGATTTCAGGATAATGATTGGTTTCAGGATTGGTCATATCTTGTCTATATCAACAATTATCAGGAAAATATAACTCTCAGAGATGCATATGTCAAGTCATTGCATCCAGCTGGATTGAGATTGATTTATGGTAAGCAAATCAGCGATTACCAGGGACCAGGTGTTGCCGATGAAAACATCATAATATGCGAATACCCAATGCTAAAGAACTATGCAGCTTATTCCATGACTTTATCGTATGGAGAACTTGGCAGTCATTATGGAATAACACTGTATGGTCTTACTGGGTGCTCTGGGTGTGATGGATCATACCAAATACCAGCTGCTACTGGATTCACAGGACCGATACATGTCCTCCCCACCTGGACTGGTGCCATAACAGAAACTAGATTTTTTGATATAAATATTTTAAGCTTCATAGAGTTATGCTACAGCACTGGATTGACTAGCCCGAACGATACAAAGACTTGCGCGAATTGCTAAAATGTTAAATAAATCAAATACACTCAAGAGTTATCTGCGGGATATTGGAACGAAGAATCAGGTATTTTTTCTTTTCGGAAATACCCCAAATACGGTCACAAGCAATACCGCAGATAGCGGAATAGACATCTGGAGAACATCCGAGATGTCTTATAGAGTTGGTAAGAAGGATTCAATAGCAGTTGTTCCAAATAGAATATGGTCTTCTGGTAATGTCTATAATTACTGGAAGAGCACTGAACAAAATACTGGATCTTACTATGTTTGGAATAAGACAAATGGCATTGTCTATCTTTGTGTTTCAAATAATCCACTGAATCGCAAGGATTTGTCGATGACAAGTGTCTCGACCCAGATTCCTACCCATTCTGCTGGCACAAAAACATATGCAGATGGATATACTTGGCTACCTTTGTATAGAATAACCGCAGATTTACTTCGTTTTGTGAATTCAGCCTGGATTCCAGTGATTACATTTGATGATTTTAGGACAAATGACACATCAAAATATATAAATGCAAATAAATTTTGCAATAATAGCCAGGGAACTTCTGTCAATTGTGGAGTTTATTTCAATAATACTACACAAATAGAAGAGACATTTGGTAATTTTACCACATATTCTGCTGGCGATCTATACACCTCATTTAAAATAAGTTGTCAGGAATGCTTCTATCTATTTGAATCAGATGATCGATATGTGGCAGTACCATATAGCTCAACTGGATCAGCTTTACCGACAATAACAATTAAAGACAAATTTGATCAGATAGAGGAATTGGTAAACACAAATCAGATATCGACCTCCTCGGCATATTATTCGTTATACAAGATCTCAGCTGACGGACTAGCAGATGGTGCAATTGTATCTGCGATGCTTAATCTATCAGCCTTTGATATCAATGATCTTGTTGTTGAAAGACAAAATCCAGAGATAACAATCACCAGTGCCTCTGGATCTGGAGCAATTCTAAGATTTACAACTTATGTAAATACCAATGGTGAAAATATAATAAATGGGTTATCTCTAATATCAAATGGTGAGGGATATAAAGATTACAATCTTTCAATCGATTACTCGACATTTACATATCTAACGTCAACACAAATTGACCAACTTATAGCCTCAATTGAAATAAATCTTGATATTCTTGATGGACTTAATTTTGATCCAGTATCTGCCTTATCTGCACAGAATATAATGTTTGATGTTAGAATAGAGACAAATGTTCTCAGACAACAAAATCTTTCAATACCAAATAAAATAAATTTCTATGCTCTTGTTGAGAATCCAATAGAAATTCTTGATGATGGTCTTGAAATAGTTGCTGGATCTCAATATGGCAAAGACAATACGTATGTTGAAAAAACAACCAGTAAACTTGTATTAACTGGTGCTGGATCACTTGAGGATGAAATTGTAGGTGAGGCAACATTGGAAAACGGAAACATATTGAGTGATGTTGAAATCACCAATATAGACAGCAGTGGTGGTCAGTTAAAGGTCGAAGTTGCTAATATAAATTATAAGGATGTCGATAGTATCACATCTCTTACGGTGAACTCCACACTATATGTTGTCGATTCCGTCGAATACAAACCAGCATTCAAACAATACAGTGGCAAGGTTTCCCAAACAAAAATACTGGAAAATCCACTCACATTTGGAAATGCTACCACGGAGACAGAAAATACAAAGATATTCCGTATAAATATCGTAAAAGGATTCTAAATGGCGGCAACACCCTTTTCAACTCTACCACTGGATACTGGAGTCTATCTCTCCAGAGTTTCAGAGTTCATGTCTAGACCAGCAAATTATGTTTTAGCTGGATTTAGACCTGGATTTGCCCTACAGGCCGCTGAGTTGAATGAAATGCAGGAGCAATTCCTGTTCTATCAGACTTTAAGTAACAGAACACATAACAACTGGAAAGACGTTTATACCGCTGGAAATCCATTTTGGGATGGATGTACTCCATACACCCCAACTCTTCTAACTGTTACTATACCAACTTCTGGCACTTTGACCGTAACAGCTGCACGCGGATGGTATTATATTGTTGATACGATTTCAACTCCAACTGCTGGTGTATTGAACTCTGGATTTGGGTATTGGATATATCTGGAAACTCAGCAAACCATAAACGTAACATTTGCAGAAACCTCAACCACTCCATTGAAGTATGGGTTCACATATAGTATTTCTGATGTAAATTCAAGCGTCGATGATACTCTAAATGATGAATCAAACTCTGCAAATGCAAACATGACAGTGCCTGGTGCAAACAGAATAAAGCTCCAGAGCATTCAATTGACAAAAACAAACACTGGTCTTGGTAAGTTTTCAACATTATTTACCGCTATAAGAACATCATCATCCCAGTTTACTCTCAACTGGCCATACAATAACAATGCTCAGGTATTTGCAACTGGAACAAATTAACGGATAAAAAATGGCAATAGATAGAGACACACAGATAACCCAACTGAACTCGGATAGTTCCTTTTACGATTGGTTTCAAAAAGAAAACAATGAAATAATCGAAAAGTTGAATCTAATCAACACATTCACTGTTGAGGGTGGAGATGGTATCACTGCTCCTATTGCTTTGACTGGAAAAGCAACCATAAGCCTAAGTGGAAAAGTTGATAATGGAATATCCTTCAACGGACCAGTCTATTTCAACAATACAGTTGCCATTCCCAACATATCGGTTAGAGTTCCCACCATTAATTCTACAGTTGGTGGATATACTTTTGGTACTCCAGTTCGAGTCTATAGAGACATAGCAACAAACACAAACAAATATGAAGCAGCCAGAGGCAATGATCCCGATCAGGCCGAAGTTTTCGGTGTGGTATCTGAAATAACATCGACATATGCATATGTAACTCTTCTTGGTCAGATAACTGGTGATTTTAGCACTGTCAATACAAGAGGAATTGGCCTAACCGCTGGCTGGATATACTTCCTGGATCCAGGCACAACTGGATCAATAACGGATGTAGAACCAATTCAAACTGGTCAAGTTTCAAAACCAGTAATCATGGGTATAACTGGTAATGTCGGCATGGTTCTTCAGATGAGAGGTAATTATCTCAACTCTGAAGGATTTAGTGGTGGCACTGGTGCTAACGATAGAATCATAATCAACACTGGTTCATCTGCTGTACTTACATCCACAACGATTGTTGATGGGACCATGGTTTCCTTGATTGAAGTCCAAGGTCAATCCAGAACAGAGATGCAAAGCCTTGGATATGAACTTTACGGTGGAATTGCTGGTAGCGATATTCCAAATGGTTATGCTTTAATTTCCTCTATGACGGAAAGATCCATAGCTTGGTCAAATCCACCATTTAGCGGCACGGTAAATATTCGACCAGAAAATGCACTTGGTGTTGTTACAGACATATTGGATATCGGTGGTCTTGGATTCCTTGAAATATCTTTATATGGATTCACTGACATATTCAATAGCTATTCAGCTGGAACCTACTATTTGAATCCACTGTATGATGGTGCAAATCCATCTGCAAATCCACAATATACCCAGACTCCATCTGAGCATGTTGCATTCATAAAGTATTCCACGAACGGAGCCGTTGTAGTAAACAAGGCCAAATCTGGATACGTTACAGATAGATCCCTCCCAGCATCATCAAGCACATATATTTCCGCTGACGGTGCAAGTGGTGGTCTGAATCAGGGAACCAATTATCTCGTCAATGGAAACTTTGAGGTTTGGCAGAGAGATAATACTGGTAGAGAAAACGCATATACTGCATCGGGAAGTCTCGTATTTGCAGATATGTGGAGAAGACATGATGATATTTCTGGTTCGGATGGAACAAAGAGTTATTCGATAATTCGAAGTGAATTCGATGAATATCAAACAGAAATAGAAGGAAATCCACGGTATTATGTAGATTTCAAGCATCTAGGTTTATCCGCTATGGGTGCCTCTGGAACCTCTGGTGGATACAATGACTATGACCATCTCATGGTTGGCCATGTTATTCCAGGTGCCAAGAAATTTGATTTGAACAATCTGAATGTCAAGTTCTATGGAAAAGTATCCACTGACATCTATCCAGTCGATGTGTATTTCACAAGATATTCTGGTTTATCGCTGATAGATTACAAGAAACTTGGAACGGCAAATCTAACTGGAACATGGCAACCATTCACATTCAATTCACCCATTGCAGCACTTGAAAATAATGGAATTGATATTGATCTGAACGACGACTACTGCGAGGTTGGCATTGATTTCATTCCTCTGATGGAACAGGCAAACATCAATGGAATCACACTAGGTCAGAATATAACAGTGAGTGTGGCTTCATTCGTCGCCACAGTAGGTACAAGTGTTCCAAATGCCATATATCAGGATTACAACGATCAGCTCGAATACTGCCAGCAATTCTACTATACGAATTACACTGAAACGCAGACAATTGGTTCTATCACGATGTTTGATACAACCACACCGACATCAAATTCACTTGACACATTCATATTGCCAAACAAAACATGCAACATGCTTCGGTGGCCAACAAGAATGCGTGTAACTCCAACGGTTTCAATCTATTCTCCATTCTCTGGAGTGCAGAACGATGCATACAATAAGACCGCTGGTCTTGATATGAGAAATACTTCTGGAACAATAGGATATGGAAGCTCAGTTCGTGAGTCCAGACTCAATGCCTCAACGATTTCTGCAACACCATCGATACATGGTGCAAACATATGCGCTCTTGGTGGATATGTAACATACGACGAGTTGTATTTCAATATAGTAGCAAATTCAGATTTCAGTATATGAGATAATCCATGCCATCAGCAAGCAATACAAGCAACAGCTCTAACATACGCTCATCTGAGCTGAAAGTAACGGTTCAGCGTGCATATGAGGGATCCAGATTACTTGTAAATCTAACGAATCAATATGCAGGATTCCTTGCTCCAGGATTGACTGGTGGTGATGTGATACGATTCGATGTCGCTCTCAATGGATACACCAGGGCACAGGCAAATTCACTTGCGACATCGGAAGTATTTGGAATAGTCGAAAATGTTAACACTGATGGTTCGTTGAATGTCGTTACATATGGATCCATAAATTATCCAACGAATAGATTGATAAATCTTGATGGTGTTAATTTTGGTGGAAATGACATATACTTCCTCAGTGAATCACAGCCTGGTAGATTACAGAATCTTCCACCAGGAAATCTTGGAAATATAGTGAAGCCAGTGTATCAACGGGCACCACATGGATCAAGCTTCACTGGAACTGTTGTAAATTACGTTGGATATTCAATAATTGATATAGATTAACATGAGTCTTGATAACAACTATTCAACAATAAACAAACAGCAGAAGATCATCTCAATAGATGATTCAAATTATGGTACATCTAGAATAATAGTAAATATAAAAGAATCAGAATATGTTTCTGGTGTAACCACTGGCAGTGTTATTCGATTTGACACAGTTGCCAATCAATATAATCTATCAAAAGCAGATTTCCCAGAAAATGCTGAAGTTTTCGGTATAGTTGAAAGCATGAATTCCGATTTATCACTCAATGTAGTGGTAAATGGCTCAATAACCATTCCATCAAATAGACTCGTTAACGTATCTGGAACTAATTCTGGACTTAATGATATTTATTTTTTAAGTGGAACTAGTTATGGGTGGCTACAGAATTGTGGACCTACATTTACTGGAATGGTTATAAAACCAATATATCAGGCATCTCCACATGGACAATATACTGGTTTAGTTAGAAATTATCTAGGATATATAAATCCTGTTTTAGTGAATAATGCACCGCAAGGAGTTCGGGTATTAAGTGCAATTTCTCAGGACATGACTAAAGCATTATTTTATGTGCCAGAATCTGATACGCTTGTAATCAAAAGTTTGACATATCGTGCAGCTAGCAATGTATTCGATACGGCACAAATAGCACAAGTGCGAAAAAGTTCCATTGTAATAGAACCAGGATTGGATGTGGTTGATTTTGGAACAACACCAAATTATGAAGCAAAAATATCAAATGATGGAAATGATCTTCTGTTGTTTGCAAAAAATACTAATAAAATTTATTCCATAAACATAAATGGATCTGTTTTTACATTAAAAGCTATTGTAAATGTAAATTTACCAGGATCACCAGAAGATAAATTATGGGCAGCGGATGATGAATTGACATCTATGGTGGTATCAACTAAAGGTTTGAATAAATCACCATCAAATAACGATTGTAGACATACGTCTCCGTCAGTTTCATCACCAATAAAGTATTATAGACGATCTGTGAATAATTTATCTGGGTTTAAACATAAGTGGAAAAAATGTCATGAGGGTCATGCACATGGCTTTATAAAAGACAATCAACCATCATTTAATCCAGTCGTAAATTCTTCTTATTCTAATATACCAGGTATTTTTAGAACCTGTGATATAAAATGCATCGGAAAAAATTATACTTTAACAAATTTTGCACTAAAAAATGATCAAATAGATTATAATAGTAGAGAGATTACAATACAACTACCAAGATATCAAGGAATTGTAAATCCTTCATCTATACAAGCAAACACAAGATTAATAGGAATAACTGGAAATGTAAAAACAACGGCAAATAGTTTTATTGATGATGTATTTATATTATATACAGCAAAACCAGTTAGAACATTTGAATTGCAGTCTTCAAATATAAATTTTAACATACATAGAAAAATTAATAATTATTATTATGAGGATAATTCTTACAAGACATTTTATGGATTTATTCCAGAAAGACCATCACTAGTTGATGGAGTTTCTATAACACAATTTTCCTCAGCTAATAATTTTGATGCAGAAACTACATTTGGTCCATCATTTACTCCAACACCATCAAATACTGCTAGAGAAGTTTTGTGCTCTAGGATGTATTCTACAGAGACATACTTCACATCAGCTATTTTATACAACTTTTACAACTTGAATCAAAAATCATTAACAGTTTACAGAGCTCCATTCTATACAGAGGATGGAAATACAGTTTTTAGATATTTCGAAAGAAATCCTAAAACTGCATCAATTCAGCCATCTCCATCTTTTAGTGGTTTTATTAAAAAATTTACTTCTATGGATATACCTGAAATAAATTCTTTAACATTTTTTAACTTATTCGGAACACAAGATTTATTTTTTTTATGCACGCCTAGCTATATTATAGTCTACACATATAGCACATCAACATTTATTAGAATCAATACAGATTTAGATTTTGTAAAAGCTAATTTTTATTATAACGCCAATGGTGAATTTTTTATTTTAAATAATAAAATATTTAAATATAATTCTACACTTCAGAGATTCTTAGAACAACAAATAGTTTAATAATATGATTCAAAAAACATTAACAGGAATTCCAATAGACGATATAAACACAGTAACTGATATACCATGTGCTATTAACGATACATTTATATCAAAAACTCCGATAAATTTTATAGTATCTTTATCGATGTTAAATTCATTAATTGGTACAAGCATAAATTCTGGAAATATTTCGTCGTATAGTCTTTTTGTAAGAATAATGAATGCTGAAACCACTGGTACATTTTTATCCAGTATTTTTACGTTGTCTACATCAAATATAACAAATAATTTTTTAAATGTTGATTTGCGAAATATCACTGATTTATTAACTAATGATTATATTTTATTGCACACAACTGATTCAGATATTCATAATTTATTTAAAAAATTTAAAATTGTTTTCAGGATATTTCAAAATTCCTCTGGTGTTGGAAATCAGCAGATAATATTGTCAAATGACATTGTGAGTGATTTAAATATGTGTTTAAATACATATGAAACTGGACCATATGATGTTGATTTTTTACAATTGGATATTTTAAGTCCATCAGACTTTAGTATATCTGAAAGGCAAGCTGCATTTACAAAATGCCCATCTATGTTAGGTGCAGAATCTGTTAGATGTTTTTATCCATCAAACATATCAAACCAAATGCCAGTTTTGGTATATGCACACGGAAATCAACAATATGTTGAAGGATTTGATAGTTATCTTTCTACATTTGCATCTTATGGATATTTTTGCATTTCCGTTTACATAAGTCCAGAGATACAGTTGGAAACTGGTGAATTTCATATTTTAACATTATTAGATCATATTAAAGTTAATATATCTAAAATAAATTCTGGTAGATTCAATGGAAAATTAGATTTTAATAAAATTATTTTTATTGGATTAAGTATGAGTGGAGCTTTTGTTGAATCTATTGCCATGCAAATGAAGAGAAAAAATGCTGAATATTCAAGATTAAATACTCTGTCATTTGATTATACCGATATAAAAGCCATAATAACATTGGGATCTGTTGGTAGATATACGGTTGGTGTAGATGGTATTATAAATAAAAATTATAAAATTGATTCTTCTTTTAGTGAATGTAATCCAGCTGAAGATAGTTTGAACTATCTGACAGTAGATCATGATATACCATTAATGGTGATAAACGGTTTGAATGATAATGAAGGATGGTTTAGTGGGTATGTTAATCATGTATTTAGTCCAGGATTTAGCTACATTGATAAATTAAATCATTTAGATAAATATATTTTAATTTCAAACAGAGAACACAATGGATTAATAGATTTAACGTCAAATGGTGAGGTTGAACTTTCATTTTCAATATCAAATAGATTCATAGATAATCATTATTTAAATTCAAATAGGCTAGTATTAAACGAACACATTGCATGGATTTTATATTTTCTAGGAATTAATGTATTTTCTAGCAATAAATTAAAAAAATTAAGATACGTTTCACCACATAAACAAAAAATAGATAACGTAATAAAAAATAATCCAAAAACTGCTGTATTTCATTCTTTTTATCCAGTGGCAGAAGACATCAAAATACAAATTGATAATTTTTATGGATTAACTTTATCATATGCTGGTTCTACTGGATTCACATTAAATAATCCTCTTGGATTTACATTTGATTATACAATGGACTCTGCATTTTATACTATACCACCAACAATTTACGCACAACCAGGTCAGACTTTCATTAATGGTTTATTTGAATTAAAAAGTATTTCAACATTAATAGATTTTAATATTAACGATATTTTTACGGACAATGACACATATAATGGAATAATTTTTAATTCATATAGATCTTTATTTACTCCAATAGAATCAAATATAATACTAGGATATACATTTCAAAATTCAATATCGTTGACTGAAAATAATTATATTGCTCTTAGAGCTTGTCAGACGCACATACATGGAATATCTGGAATATCTAAAAATGATAAATATTCAAATTTTAATTTAACACTAATAGATGAATCTAATAATAGTGCTACCATAAGTTCAAAAAATTATTCTAGTGGATTTTATCCACAAACAAAAATAGATAACAGAATAAATCCATTTTTAGTAGATCCATTTTATATTGGTGGATTTCCAACAATACCAAATTTTTCCTTTTTTAGAGCTGGTGATTTTTTCATGAAAAATCAATCTCTGGATATAACAAAAATAAATCAAATGAGATTAGATTTTGGACCAGATTATGGATCAACATTTTCACACATTGCATTAGACGCATTTGTAGTGTACAAAGAGTTATAAAAATAAGAATAAATAATTAAAATGTCTCTATACGGATCATCTCCATTCAACATAACTGGTCTTACCTTCTACGCCTCCAGTGGAGCCAAAGGAGCACAGGGTGAAGTCGGACCTCAAGGACCAAAGGGAAATCCTGGATATGGTCCAACTGGCCCAACTGGATATGGTGTAACATTCATCAATTTCATTGGAAACAAGATAAACACAGTTTATACCGATGGAGATGTAAAGACATCATCTACAATACAGCAAGTAAATGGAAACTACGTACTTGAAATAACGGCCACTACTGGTGGAAATTTCTCACCATTGGCTTCAACCCAGCAAATATACGATCAGAATTTTATATACAATGAAGATGGTGACACTAATACATTTGAGATCGTCAGAAGACTCAACTTCAAGAACATAAAGACGAATTCATCTCCATTCATAAAACTGGAATACAAAGGCCCACCTTCCTCGCCAAATCAAGGAGAACCAGGTCAAACAATAAAACTGACCTATGATGTATTCAATCTTGGTGCATCCAATGTCTCTGGTGGACCAGATGGATCATTGGTCATAAACAACCCAGGAAATATCCAGAGTGGTTACACTGGATCCACATACAACTCAGAGGAGAATGCTGCTGGTTTTGGAATATTAAATGGAGCAGAACAACTGGTTGTTGTGAATCCGATAAATCTATCATCAAATACAATTCAGGTTTGGAGAATCGATCCAACTATCGGATCTGTTTTTTACCTTGCTGGTTATCTTCCAATAACATCACCATCCCCTGGGATTTACGGACATCATATAGTCATAAAGAAGGATGTCACCACAAATTCAACAAAGGCATTCACTGTAATTCTTCCAAGCAATTTTTATGTTGAAACACCACAAAGCAGACTGTTCTATTCAACATACGACAATGATGGTGATATAGTTCAAAGTAATTTTACAACTCTTCAGTTTAAAAATATATTTTCACCAAATGTAGTATGGCAATATGGATCATACTTTTGTCCATCGCAGAAATATGATGTCATAAATTTCATCTCATCTGGATCTCGTTATATTGGAATTCCAGCAATATTCGACACTGACCTTAATACTGTTGCGACAACGAAGACAATACCAGCATCATTTTCATGTAAACCAGACAATTTAGAAAATTTTTATAGAATAACATTCAATCCAGTAGAGGGCATTTGCTGCAAGGCAGATTGCACATGTGAATCATCTTATGATTTTGAATGCAATGGTTATTTCTATCAGGGATCCACATGTGGAGTCTCTGGTCCATGCTCGAATCTTGGAGCATGTTGCTTGTATTCAGAAGATGAAAATATCGTTGTTCCATGTCAGGAATTATCCTTCTGTGAATGTGCTCAAGCTGCCTCTCAATCGGGACTTGCCTACAAATGGAATAGATTTACTTCGCTTAAGAAGAGTTGTGCGGATTTCAATTGCACTAACGCCAAACTTGGCGTAGGTGCATGTTGTGATGGAATCGGTGGATGTACTGAACTGACATCAGATGAATGCACATCTAACGGTCACTATTTCCAAGGCACTGGAATCAATTGTGGCACATCAGATGGATTGAATGTGTGTTATGATGGATATGGATCTTGCTGTGATTCTGGCATAACTTGTTCGCCAGGAATAACTGGTTCCACTTGTTTGTCCGAATTCAAGACATATTTTGGTGATGGGTCAACATGTGGAAATTTCACATGTTCTCCAGCTGAAATACCATGCTACTCAATAATTGAAAATACACAAATATATCCTGGTCTAGAAATAGACGATGGGGTGGTGGTCGGTATATTCAATCCAAATAAAACTACGTCATTTGGATCAGAATTATTTGCTGGACTTAAAACATCATATTCCGATCTAATTGGAATAACAAATGAAAATTGCACTGAGTATTTGACCGAATATGATTATTCTGGTTATGGCTTCGATCCAGCTACAGTGTGTGATGCTGATTCTGATAGTTACATTGTTCTTGTCTCAAAACACCCAGTGAACCTAAACACGGACAAATCACTTCTTGATGGTTCGTCAAATACATCGAACTTCATATGGTCAAATGGATCGGTCGCATGGGGTCCACTGATTGACATAGCCAGCTCAACCGTAAGTGATTTCGATAATGGTGGATTGGCATACAAGGAAGGATACATCTACGACTCAGACAACGAAGAATCGTCTAAGTTGAATTTATATCAGAATAGCTTCCTTACTTGTTCTTCCGCTAGATTCGACACTGATGCATACACATTCTTGGAGAATAGACCATATCAATCGTTCAATGGCAACTGGACTAGAAATAATGGTCTATACAATACAATAAGACTCACATCATCAGAATACTTCTACTACAACATAGGCTATTCTAGTGGTGGTGCGACTCTGACAAACTACATACCATCAACTGGAGAGTTGACGGCAGCAAGAGCACTTTCTATCTACAACAGATATTTGCCATCTGGAATAACATATGCAACTAACTGGTTCGTACCAAGCATAGATGAGTTGGCTTTCCTGGCAAATTCCTGTAGAAATACGTTTGACTTCAATCTAAATGCAAGATTGATTGAACTTGGACACACCCCTCTTAGTGGTTGGCACTGGTCTTCCACTGGTTCTTTTAATGTTTCAGATAATGAGGGAATATATTCAACTGCTGGAATAACTCATGGATCACATGCATGGGCTATTAATATAGATGTTGATGGCATATCTGAAAATATGTCAATATCAAAGAAGACCAGAACAAATGAATATAAAGTAAGACCAATCAAACTAATACGCTGCGATAAGCGGTACTATCAGAATACAGATGCAAATTTCAAGTTCTGGAACATACCAATCCTGTCAGAATCAATTATAGATAATCAATAATGAGTGCATTTCCTGGAAGCTCGCCAATCCCCGTATATTCATCTGTAATTCCAGCCGCAATAGGATTGCAGGGGGATACTGGCCCAACTGGCCCAACTGGAATAACTGGAGATGCACTAACTGGTAGAACTGGTCCGACTGGACAGGGTATAGTTGCTGTATTCTACGCATCCAGTGGAATTTCATTTGAAAATTTCAATGGAAGTAAATTTTATGTTCAGTTTTCTGGAAATGCTGGAACAAGCTTTGTAAATGGTGTTCCACAATCGATTATAGTTGCCAAGGGCTTAACATCAGGACCACCAGCAACAAGAGGCTATTCTGTACTTTACAGCTTTGTCAATGTATTTGAATCCACGAATCAAATTTCAATACAACCAAACTTTTCAGGATTCGATCCAACGAATGATGAGGTTGCTCTCAAGATTCGTAGCTTCGAATCATCTGGTGGAGCACTCGTCGGATTAAGTGCAGATGGAAGTTATCTGTATTTGGTTGGCAGAACATATTCATTTAATGCAGTTGGAAACACTGGAGAAATTCTATACAAGGCAAATAACTTGATGTTTGCTGTCGATGGGTCGAATTACAATGCGAGCACAGGATTGCTGAGTGTCCCATTGGCAGCAGACAGACATCCAATTCACAATAATCAGAATATAGGGACACCAACATACACATTCTCCAATCAGAATATATCTGGTGCTTCTGGTGCCACTGGATTTGCATTTTTCAGTGTTAACTATGGCCAATTCGGTCTGAATAACAACAATTATCAATTGGTCGAGGATCCAGCGATATCCCAAGTAACATTGAATCTCGGTGTTACTGGTTCAGATAACCTGACGTTTAAATTCATAAAAAACACATTCAGTGAAAATTCTATATTCGATCCACAGTACATAGAATCTGATGATATTGGTTCATGTTGTTTCTGTGAAAGTGGGACGACAGAAATAGGATGTCTTGATTATGTGTCAAGGGGTTATTGCAACAATGTCGGTGGTAGTTTCAGCACAACCCCCTGTATAGAAAGAATATCATCTGGTGATTGTTATGCAGAAGGTGCTTGCTGTGTCAATGGTAAATGTATAAATTCATCATTAGAAAAATGTCTTCAATATAATGGTACATTTTTCCCAGGAGAAATATGCTCTGGTGAAAGAAATGCCGCATCGTCATTTACATGCCCAGACACATGTCCAGGATCAGTGAATACTGGAAGATGCTGCTACAAGGGATATTGCTTTAACTTAACGAATGTTGAATGTTCTCAAATTCCTGGTGCTGTATTTACCAGTGGAGGTTTCTGTACATCAGAAACCTCCGATGCTTCGTGTTGTCAAGGTCTTGCGGGAGCATGTTGTAGAAAAGTCAATGGGGAATATATCTGTGAGCAACAGCTTCCAGCCGAATGCTCTGCATTGGGTGGAATCTTCCATGGTGCTGGAAGCTCTTGTGTTGAAGTTGAGTGTTGTGGTAGCAATTTTATTCAAGACTACTTCAACGCATCAACTGATTGTAGAGCAAACACTGTTCAGCCATGTCTTCCAATTGGAACAAAAGTTGGTGGTGGATATCTGGTTGGAATAGTTGGTATGCCATCTCCATGTTCTTC